GCCTATATTTTTAACTCTTATCACTATCACAATGTGTTTAATTATAGCGATAAACCTGCTCTAATGATAAGGTTTTTTGTGGCTATAGAAGATTTAGATATAAAAAAAACAATAGAATCTTATTCAGGAGACCTAATCGTAGGTCTTCCTAAATAATAAATAAAGTGTAAACCCATAGGAATAACCATAAATGGCTTCGATTACAACTAGAGAAACAGGAACTACTGGCGTAAATGGCGTCACTAGGAAAGACTCCCCACTCACAAACTCTGAAATTGATACTAATTTTATCAATCTAAACACTGATAAATTAGAGTCCTCTTATACAGGAAACTCTAATCTTGTAACGCTAGGTACAATTACTACTGGTACTTGGAATGCCACGACTATCGGTACGACTAAGGGTGGTACTGGTTTAACCAGTTTTACCTCTGGTGGCGCAGTTTATGCATCTAGTACATCGGCTCTTACTACTGGAACTTTACCAGTTGCTTCTGGTGGTACTGGACAAACATCCTTTACCAATGGTCAACTATTAATTGGTAATACCACTGGTAATACTTTAACAGTTGGAACTTTGACTGGAACTGCAAATAGAGTAATTATTACAAACTCTGCTGGTGGAATTACATTGTCTGGTCCACAGGATATTGCCACTGGATCAAATGTGCAGTTTAATGCAATTGGTGTTGGTGTTTCTCAGGGAACGGCAGGAACTGTATATGTAAATAATTCTCTTGGAGTTGGTTCTGCTCCAACAGGAACTGCTGGAGAAATTGTTGCAACTAATCAAATCACATCATACTATTCTGATGAAAGATTAAAAACAAATATTGAGTTAATTCCAAACGCTCTTGAAAAGGTTATGTCACTCCGTGGTGTTACATACGAGCCAAACTCTTTGGCAGAGTCTTTTGGATTTAAGAAAGAAAAACAAGTTGGTGTTATTGCTGCAGATGTTGAGAGGGTTCTTCCAGAAGCAGTTAAACCAGCACCATTTGATATGATGATTTTTGAAGACTCTAGAATTTCTAAATCTGGCGAAGATTATAAAACAGTTCAATATGAAAAATTAGTTCCATTACTAATAGAAGCGATTAAAGAACTAAATAACGAAATAAAGCAATTAAAAAGGATTAAATAATGCCTATCGTTTTAGGAAATACTACTATTACTGGTCTTGGTGCTGGAGGACTTCCAAATAATATTATTACATCAGATAATATGATGGCAGGTATGGCACATTTCTCAAAAGTAGAAACAACTACCACATCTACATATAATTTATCTGGAGATTCTGGCTGGAATAATTATATGTCTTTATCATTTACAGTTGGTTATGCCAATACTTCTTGTATAGCTCTTGCAGATTTTGCTCCTGGATGGGAGTCAGGTGCAGCGAACTTTTGGATTCAGTTTGTGCTGACAGGTGCTACTTCTCAGACAAGTAATCTTGCACAATTATTTAAACAGGGATATACTTCGAATAAAGCATACGGGAATCATCAATATTCATGGTGTTTTTCTGGTCTTAATGCTGGAGCCCATACTTGTTATCTTCAGTTGAGAAACTTTAATGCGAATGGTGATGTAAATAGATTTAATCCTGGAGGTCGTGGTGGGCAGACTAATTATGAAGTTGTCTACATCGCATAAGGAAATGAAATGCCTATAACAATATCAGATACAACAATCTCTGGAGTCGGTGTTGGTGGACTTCCAAATGAAATTATTAATATATCAACTTTTGCCAGTTCAACTAGAAGATGGAAAAATGCCTACACTACTAAAGATGGAGCAGATGGTGGAGGTGGAGATACTGGTTGGATAAATCATATATCTTTATCATTTACAGTTACAGAAGCAAGCAGTACAGTTATGATTCGTTATGATGGATGCCAAGGATATGAGGAAGGCGCAGGAAATGTTTGTGGTTATGCTGCTTTAAGTGGTGCGACAAGCGCATCTGGAAATGAAATGCAGATCTGTAAACAAGGATATTCAAGTAATTTTGCCTTTGGATCTCATGAATATAACTGGGTATTTACTGGATGTGCCACAGGATCCACTACATGTACTTTCTATGTTAGAAACTATAACGCTACTGCTTATGCTAATTACTTCTCTCCAGGATATACAAATCGAGCAAATCTACAAGTATGGTATCTATAATTAAATAAGGAAAATAAAAATGGCATGGACAATTAGACCTGAACTATTTGCGAAAGCGGTTCAACAATTAAGACCTGGAAAGGGTTTCGGACATACTGATGATAAGTATGAAACTTTAGTATTTCCAGATGAGACAGTTATTAAACCAACTGAAGCAGAGATTATGGCTTTGGCCACACAATTTCAAGCCGAATACGATGCTCTTGAATATCAGCGTCAGAGACAACCAGAATATCCACCATTAGGTGATTTAGCTGATGCTATCTACTGGCAGTCTGAAGGAGATTCAACAAAAATGCAAGCATACTTAACTAAAGTTGCAGCAGTTAAAGCAGCATATCCTAAGGAGTAATATATGCCTATTGTATTAGGAAATACTACTATTACAGGTATTGCGAATGGCGGTTTACCGAATGGATCTATAACAGGCGCAAATTTAGCAACTTCTTGTAGACAAATGAAGTTTACTCAAACTGGCTGGTCTGGTGCTGCAGGTGGTGGTGGAGATAGTGGTTGGGTCAGTTGGCAATCTGTAACATTCACTGTTACCGAATCAAGTTCTCCTATTCATTGTTGGTTTAATGATGTGGGTGGTTATGAGGCAGGTGCAGGTAATGGATGGACTAGATTTGTTTTGTCTGGAGCAACTAGCGCAACTAGCCATGAATCGAATAGTCTTCTTCAAGGACATGCTATTAATCTAGCATATGGCTCTCAGAAAACTCACTATATTTTCACTGGATGCGCCAAAGGATCCACGACTGTAACTCTACAGTATAGACAGTATAATGCTACTGCTTACTGGACATATTTTACAGGTCCAGGTCATGGTGTAAATGCATACCTTCAAGTAGGTTATTATTAAAACAAACCACCTTCGGGTGGTTTTTTGTTATTGCAAGTTGCATTCTCTGGTATTATAAATAAGAAGTATACAATTTATCGGATTCCAGAATGGCAACTATTAGCAATCTTTATGTGGACGCTGGAGCGACATACAGTAATATTATCACTGTAACGGCTTCTAATGGTCAGGCACTCAATCTGACCAGTTACACTGTGGCTTCCCAGATGAGGAAGTCTTATTCATCTAGTACAGTGTATGCGTTTACTGCCAGTGTTTACGACGCTGCAAATGGCAAAATCCGATTACAATTAACAAGTGGTCAATCCGAAGCCATTCCTGCGGGAAGATGGCTGTACGATGTGGAGATTACTTCTTCCTCTGGTACAAAAACCAGAGTGGTAGAAGGAATCGTTACAGTAAATCCTCAAATTACTCAAATATAATTATGGCAGATATCATAGCAGTCGTAACACCTGATGAGGCATTAACAGTTGCAGTGTCGGAGGGTACATATGTGCTCAACTCTTCAACTAATTTGGCTAATCCAGCCGTAGTGGAATCAATTTCAAATATCGCAGATGTCGATACTACCACTAAAATTAATGGATCAGTCCTAGTATATAAAACAACAACAAACAAGTGGACATCCACCACCACCCTCGATGCGCAAAACATGGAAGGTGGAGAATTTTAACGGAGAAATAAAAGATGGCATCTATTATTCGCATAAAGCGTTCGTCAGTATCGGGTAACCCAGCAACGCTGGGTGCTGGTGAATTAGCGTACTCAGCATTAACCGACAACGGATCCAATGGTGGTGACAGACTATACATTGGTATAGGTTCAGAAACCGCAGGTAATGCTGCAAATCACTTTGTTATCGGTGGTAAGTATTTTACCGATATGTTGGATCAAACTCCAGGTACGCTAACTGCGTCATCTGCGATTGTTGTTGATTCTAATAGCAAAATTAATAACCTTAATGTTGGTAATCTAACTCTTACTGGTAGTACTAATACTATTAGTTCCACAGATACCAATGGTAATATTGTTCTTACTCCAAATGGAATGGGTAAGTTAGTTCTTAATAATCCATACATTAATGGTACTACTGATACTCTTTCTGAGTTCATCTATGATACAGTTGGTGGTGCAGTAACTGGTACTGCTGGTCAGATTCTTGTCACCAACTCTGATGGTTCCAATACTTCTACAATTTCTTTAATAGACACTGCAGTTACTGCTGGTAGCTATGGTTCTGCCACAGCAGTCCCAATATTCACTGTTGACTCAAAAGGTCGTTTAACTGCAGCTAGTACAGCATCTATTTCAACTTCATTAAGTATTGCAGCAGATTCTGGTACAACTGATACTGTTTCTCTTGGTGTTGATACTCTAACATTCTCTGGTGGCACTGGTCTTGATTCTGTTGTATCAAATAACAATATCACTTTCAATATTGATAGCACAGTTGCTACTTTAACTGGTACTCAGACTCTTACAAATAAGACTCTTACTAGCCCATCATTAACTACTCCAACTATTGGATCTGCTGGTGCTATTTTCTCAGGTACTACAGGTACTACAACTGTTGTGGCTTCTTCAGCTGCTGGTTCTACTACTTTAACTTTACCTGCTGCAACAGATACATTAGTTGGTAAAGCAACTACTGATACTCTAACAAATAAATCGATTGCTGCTAGTACAAATACCATCACAGGATTAACTAATACTAATCTATCTGGTTCTGCTGGCATTACTAATGCAAACTTAGCGAATAGTTCAGTTACTATTGGTAGCACAACAGTTGCTCTTGGTGCAACTTCTACTTCTCTTGCTGGATTAACTTCTGCCACATTTGCAGGTTCTACTTCTGGTACTACTCAAATTTTATCTGGTGCAGTAGCCAGCAGTAGTGTATTAACATTACCAGTTGGAACAGATACTTTAGTTGGTAAAGCGACTACTGATACATTCACTAATAAGACTTTTAATACAGCAGCTACTGGTAATGTGTTTCAAATTAATGGAACAGGTATTACTGCAGTTACTGGTACTGGTTCAGTTGTTCTAGCGTCTAGTCCAACTCTAGTAACTCCAACTCTTGGTGTTGCTACTGCTACATCTATCAATGGTTTAACTATCAGTACTACTACTGGTACATTATCAATTGCCAATGGTAAAACTCTTACTGCAAGCAATACTTTAACATTCACTGGTACAGACACTTCTTCTGTTGCTTTCGGTGCTGGTGGTACTGTTGCTTATGTAGCAAATAAACTAAGCGTATTTGCTGCCACTACTTCGGCTGAACTTGCTGGTGTTATCTCTGATGAGACAGGTACTGGTGTTCTAGTATTCTCCAACAGCCCAACTCTAGTAACTCCAACTCTTGGTGCTGCTCTAGCAACTAGCATTACTGCCACTTCTGGCAATATGACTGTTAATGCTGCAGCTGGTAATAATAGTGTAAACTTAGTTCCAACTGGTACTGGTACTGTTGATATTGCTAACAAACGAATTACTTCTGTTGCTGAACCTACTCAGTCTAGCGATGCAGCCACTAAGAACTATGTTGATGCTGTTAAAACTGGTCTTGATGTTAAAGACTCAGTTATCGTTGCCACAACTGCTAATCTAACTGCAACATATGCCAACGGAACTTCTGGTGTTGGCGCAACTCTTACTAATTCTGGCACTCAAGCTGCTATTACTATTGATAGTAGAGTTCTTGTTCTTAACGAGCGTGTTTTAGTTAAAGACCAAACTACTGGTTTACAAAATGGTTTCTATAAAGTTACCACTGTTGGTACTGCTTCTACAAACTGGGTATTAACTCGTACAACCGATGCTGACGAAAATAGCGAAATAACTCCAGGTGCATTTACTTTCGTTGAAGAAGGTACTGTTGGCGCAAATAATGGTTATGTTTGTACCAATGTAGGTGCCATTACTATTGGTACTACTGCAATTAGTTTTGTTCAATTCTCTGGTGCTGGTTCTGTTATCGCTGGTGATGGTTTAACTAAGACTGGTAATACTTTAAATGTGGGCGGAACTACAAATCGTATTTCTATTTCTGCAGATGCTGTTGATATCTCTGCCAGCTATGTTGGTCAAGCAACTATCACTACTCTTGGTACTATCGGTACTGGTACTTGGCAAGGTTCAGTAATTGGTGCTACTTATGGTGGTACTGGTGTTAATAATGGATCTAGCACTATTACACTCGGTGGTAGTTTAAGCACTATCGGTGCATATACTACTGCATTAACTGCAACTGCTAATACTACATTAACATTACCTGTTACTGGTACTCTTGCTACACTAGCTGGTACTGAAACATTTACTAACAAGACTTTAACCAGTCCAGTTATTGCGACCATTGTTAACAGCGGAACATTAACATTACCAACTTCAACTGATACATTAGTCGGTCGTGCCACTACTGATACTCTTACTAATAAAACAATCACTGGCGCAGTAATTACTACTGGTAGTATTAATAATACTCCAATCGGTGCTACTACTGCAAACACTGGTGCGTTTACAACTCTTGCTGCTTCTGGTGCAGTAACTTTTACTGGTACTACTGATGCAAGTGCTTTGGGTACTGCTGGTGTTGTTATGTCTGGCGGTTTATCAGTTGCCAAATCAATGTATGTTGGTATTAACATTACTGGTGCTGGCGCAGGAACTTCCACTCTCGATGGTTTCAACATTGATGGTGGTACTTATTAAATTGAACTAAATACTTGGTGGGTGTAATTCCCACCCCAGTATATACTGGTTGTTTTAAATTCTACATAGAATAGGTTATAATGTCTAACACAGTCGTTCTTAAACGAAGTGCCGTTCAAGGCAAAACTCCAACTACAAGCGATCTTGCGCTTGGAGAGTTAGCACTCAACACATACGATGGTAACCTATTCTTCAAAAAAGACAGTGGAACTGCTTCCATTGTATCTGTAGCCACATTAACTGGCACACAAACCCTAACAAATAAAACTCTCACATCACCAACTATTAATGGTGGTGCATTGTCTGGCACTTTTACAGGTGCACCAACTTTTTCCGATACAACAGCTTCTACTTCAAGCACAACTGGTGCAGTTAAAATTGGTGGTGGCTTGGGTGTTGTTGGTAACATTTATGTTGGTTCAGCCAGCAAAGTTGGTTTCGTAAACGCAAGTAATGTTAGTGCAGTTTATCAATATTATAATGCTGCAACAAATAGTTTAGACACAGTGTTCGGATAATGGCAACAATCACTAAATTATTTTCTACAGGGGTACTTCAATCAGGTGTTGAGTTTGATGAAATTACCCATGGATCTATCAAAGTAAGTCCCACTGGAGTTTATGCTGCACAATTTGATGAAACTACTTTAACTGCAGGAACTGCTGAACGACGAACTAGCACTGGTGTATATCAAGTCAGTGGGTATTTTGATGAGTATACTCCAATTCCTCCAGATGTTGTTTTGTCTAATTTACAACTTTGGTTAGATGCTGGACAGACAGCTAGTTACTCTGGATCAGGCACAACATGGACTGATTTAAGTGGAAATTTAAATAACGGAACATTAGTAAACAGCCCAGTTTATACAGCAAGTCCAGGTTATTTTACATTTAATTTAGTTAATGATAGATATGTTTCAACTTCTGGGACAATTTCGTCTTTATCTACTGCAACTTTTATTGCTTGGGTAAATTCAAGTCAAACTCAAGCAGACTATACTAATATATTAATGAGTAGAAATGGTATGGGTTCTGCTACAAATTATGCTACAGGTATGAATATTGCTCCAGGCGGGAATAACAACATAGGTTATCATTGGAACGATAATGGTGCTACCTATGGTTGGGATTCTGGATTATCTGTACCCAATAACGCATGGTCGATGGTAGCTATTACAGTTTCTTCTACACAGGCAATTGCATATCTTTGCAAGTCTAGTGGGATAACAACAGCAACAAATACAACTTCTCATTCTCCAGTTGTTGGTCCCCCTTTGAATTTCTTTATCTCACAAGATAGAGGTGGTGGTCCAGGTGGAGGAGGATATAGAAACTTTATTGGTGGTATCTCACAAGTATTGATTTATAATACTACATTAACATCAGATCAAATTACAACAACTTTCAATGCTTTGCGTGGAAGATATGGTATTTAATATACAATAAATATTGAACTATGGCTAAACTACTCTCTGGTACAAGAATATACGGATCGGCAACGATAGATACAACCCTATCGTTGGGGACATCTGCAATCTTTACTGGTTCTACTTCTGGTACTACTACATTATTAGCCACTGCTACTGCAGGAACAACTACTTTAACTCTACCAGCTGCAACAGATACGCTAGTTGGTCGTGCCACTACTGATACACTAACAAACAAAACTCTTTCTTCTGCTACACTTACAGGCACATTAACTGCTGGTGGTGGTGTAGGAACATCAGGACAAGTTCTTTCTTCTACTGGAACTGGTGTCCGATGGGTAGATCAAACTACTGGTGGCGGTGGTGGTACTACTAGTGATTCGTTTTCAAATATTGCAGTGGCAGGACAATCAACAGTAGTTGCAGACTCCTCAACAGATACTCTTACGCTTGCTTCAGCTGGGATGATTGGTATTCTTACCAATGCTACAACTGATACAATTACAATTACAACAAACAAGTCTTTTCCGTTTACTAAATATGATGGTAATGCATCAAACATTCCATTATATACTGAGGCGAGTCTGTTATCTAATAGTCTTGATACAGTATACTTACCATTTATTAAAACAAATGGGACATCGGTAACGACATTAAAATTAACGGCATAATATAAATGGCAGATAAAATCCCAGTAAAAGCCACCTACAGCGGTAGTGATGTTGTAGGTTTAGCTGAATTCGTTTCAGGCGATACTATTCCAGTAGCGAGTGGTGGAACAGGCACAACTACATCTACTGGCTCAGGTTCTATTGTTCTTAGTTCAAGTCCTGCTTTAACTGGAACTACCACTGCTGTAAATCTTACACTTAGTGGCGACTTAATTGTTAATGGTACAACTACCACTATTAACTCAACTACTCTTACAGTTGATGACAAAAACATCGAAATTGGTTCTGTAGTATCACCTACAAATATTACTGCCGATGGCGGTGGTATTACACTGAAGGGTACTACGGACAAAACATTTAACTGGGTCAGTGCCACTTCTGCATGGACTTCTTCAGAACATCTAGATCTTGCTTCTACCAAAGCATATTATATTGCTGGAACTTCAGTTTTAAATGCAACAACTCTTGGTTCTGCTGTTGTTACTTCTAGTTTAACATCTGTTGGTACTATCGGTACTGGTACTTGGCAAGGAACTGTTGTTGCTGGTCAATATGGTGGCACTGGTGTAGCAAATACTGGTAAAACTATTACTCTTGGTGGTAATTTAACTACCTCTGGTGCATATACTACAACGCTAACTGCTACAGCAAATACTTCTGTTACGCTACCTACTACTGGTACTCTTGCTACTTTAGCAGGAACTGAAACATTTACCAACAAGTCTATCAGTGGTTCCACCAACACTTTATCAGCAATTCCAAACTCAGCACTAACTAATAGTTCTGTTACTGTTGGTACCACTGCTATTTCTTTGGGTTCTTCTAGTACAACTCTTGCTGGTTTAACTTCTGTTACCTCAACTGCATTTGTTGGTGCATTAACAGGTAACGCATCAACTGCCACTACTTTACAAACTGCTCGTAATATCAATGGTGTTTCGTTTGATGGTTCTGCAGCAATTACTATTAAAGC